CGCCGTCTGGCGGTGCCGCTACTGGACGCGGTTACTGGGCTGTGGAATTCCGCCGCCCGAGTGTGCTGCGTTTGTACGGGCACGCTTGGGAATGGGCTGGCTACCTGAACTACACCAAGGCTGTCCCCGCAGCCCAGAAGGATCTTGGCCCCCAGAATAAGTTCACCTACTACTTCACGAGCGCGGCTGGCGGTCGCGTCGTACCTCAAGGCTCCAACGAGGACGGCTTCAACGTGTCGCCTCGTGGCCTGGAAGACGTCGAGACCGGCGCCACGCTGACGGTTGAGTCCCTAGGCACCAGCTCCGTTGACGACTACCAACAAACACAGTTCCCTGCGCTGAGCGTTGATGAACTGAGCGTCAAGAACATCAACATCTCTGGCACCATCACAGGCTTGCCTGATGTGGGCCGTGCCGCAACCGACACCCTCGGTCCCACATACCTCGCCTCCATTGATCGACTGAACAGCCTGGCAGCGGCATCATCTGACAACCAGATCAACGCCAACCCTTACGCGGTTACCGCCGAGGGCCTGAACTACTGGAAAAACAAAAACCGCTTGGTGTCCGCCCCTGTTGGCGTGCAATACATCTACGTCGACTCGGCGACCACGAACGACCCGAGCTACGAGCAGATGCTGGCAGGCACACCCCCTAGCTCACCCGCAACCCGAGTGCGTAATCTGCAAACGGCGGTTTCCTATGCCAATACGATTTACGGTCCGACCGCCACTGTCGAATACCGCATCGCACCCGGAATCTACGAATTAAAGGGCTCCACGGTATTCACGACAAATGCAGCAGTTCGTGCGTGGAATATGACCACCAATACCGCACTAAACGATGATCGCGAAGGCGGCACTATCCCATTTTTAGGTGGGTCTGCTGAAACATTCAGCAACTACCTCGATCCGACCAAGCAACCAATTTTCCTCACTTGGATGCGCGGTGATTTTGACGATGCTCCATTTCGTAAGTATGTCTTCACATTCGCTTCCCCATTCCAGCTTCGCTTCAAAGAGCAAGGAGCTGTCATTGGAATTGCATGGTGGGGCGCTACTGAGACCATCACAGGAGGGTTTGCGTCAACCCTTGCGAATGCACAAGCTCGTGTGTCAGATAGTTTTTTCACAAATACGCGCATACCATTGGCGAATGTACCGTCCGCTTTTAGGCAGAGTGCAGTAAGCAATCCAGACGATGCTTTTGACTATTTTCAGCGTGCGTGCGCGATCCGCGTAACATCCGCAGACAGCAATGGCTACTACCGTTTATACGGACATCGCCATACTCCTGCGGTTGTATTCGAGAAAGGGGGACGAATAAACAATTGTGCTTTTGGCGCTGTCTCACCGGCTGACGATGCGATCGCCGGTGGCGAAATCCAGTTTCATAGCATGATTGAGGTAGGACAAGAAAGCGTAGAGCTTAACGGCTTGCGCTTCTTCGGCAACATACGCATGTCTAGCAAGCTAAATAGCGGGACAGTCGACCTCAGCAGCGAGGGGCTTGGAGTACGCGACTACGCAAACATCAGAATGCGGGATGCAGGCGCATTTAATTTCGCGACACAGAATTATTTGATGACTGGTCACGCGCTTACATTTATTGCCCCTGAAGTCGCAAATAACATCAATGGAACCTTTAAGGTAGGCTTCGGGACTATAGCTAGTGTCAACTCTAGCGGAAACACAGAAAACAATAACCCATGGTCAAATTTTTCGTTGGTGTCTTCAAATTACAGCGGCGGTACAGTCAGCTACGCAATCGCCACTTCTACCGCAGCAGCGAGCGACACGTCATGGAAGACAGCCGGGCCTGCGTTCCACTCATTCTTTAATGTAGCCGCAGGCATAACACCCGGACTGTTCAGGAATTGGCTTCAGTTTGCGCTAGATAGTGACATCAACGGCGAGGCAAATAGAACGGCAGACAGTGCTGGCTTTGACGGCAAGTTTGGTAACTACGCAAGGACCTACTCTTCTAGCACTACAAGCTCCACCTATTATTCAAAAGGAAGCCTATTCGCTATCTTTACCGCTGTAAATTTGGACCGGAACAGTGTTTTTGGGGACACCCCATCTACTTGGTTCTCCGTAGCAGGCGGCGACCGCGATGAGGACGGTCTAGGAGTGCCGAATGTGACCACCTACACCAGTGGCCTCAGCGCTGGAGGTATTGGCCAAAACAACGACCCCACAAGCTCCACAGGCTTATTCGCCGCGTTGAACATCAAACTACGCGGCTTCAAAAAGGGCATTGATACAACCAATGCCAATGTCATCCGTCTCGACATGGTGCTTTGATCATGACCATCTCTTTCTCCATCGAACTCCTCAACACCCCCGCTGTCGTCACCGAGCTCGGTGACATGTCCGACGTACTTGTAGAAGTGCAATACCGCCTATGCGGCTTTGACGGCACACGCTATGCCTACCGCACCGGGACCGCTACCTTCCCCGCCCCCGAGCCCGATGGCTTTCTGCCGTACAACACCCTTACCCCGGATGTAGTCAAACAATGGACCGAGGATGCTGCTTCCGATGACATCACAGCACTACAAACCGAGATTGAATTCGAACTTGCACAGCCCGTGCAGGAGCTGAAGCCCTTGCCTTGGCTTATGCCCAACCTCGCTAGCATAGGCATAACGCCCGCCCCTTGATCGCTGTGGCTAATACAAAGATTACCGAGCTGACACAGCTTACCAATCCCGTTAGCACTGACGTCCTTCCTATTGTCGATGTAGGAGCTGATGTTACTAAGAAGATTAGTATTGCAGATCTATTAAAAAATGCAAGTACCGGCACTGCTGAAGCGCCTGGCATTGCATTTGATGGGGACACCAATACCGGCATTTACTCCCCCGGCGCAGACCAACTAGCCATCTCGACTAATGGCACTGGGCGGTTGTTTGTTGATGCAAGTGGGAATGTTGAGGTAAGGTCGGGAACTTTAACTTTAGGGCCAGTTGGCGGAGAAGGTGGCGAGTTAACCATCAGAAATACGACAAATACGGCTACTGTTTACGCGCTTGATGCCAGCACTGATACAAATGCTCGTTTATTTACAACAAACAATAACTGCAACCTGCAGATTGGCCAGCTTGCTGGAACGGGCGGAATCATTCAGCTTTTTACCAGTGCCTCTGAGCAAATGCGTTTGGATTCCAGTGGCCGCTTAGGTCTGGGGACTAGTAGCCCTAGCCAAATACTGGGAATTACCACGGCGACTAATGACGACGGTATTATCCTCACTAACTCCAGTGCAAACGGTGGTCGAATCAGGCTTGAGTCAACTGGGACAGGAGGTCGCGCATATCACATCAACGTAACAGCAGACGGAAGTGGTGCAGGCGGTGGCAAGTTTGTTATTCGTGATAATACTGCGTCAGATGCAGCACGTTTAACAATTGACTCCTCAGGCAACGTAGGGATTGGTACCACTGCGCCAAATACGTTATTGCATGTTGCAGGTAATGCAACTATTGGCGCCGCTGATGCAAACCCATGTGCCATTGAGCTAGGCCAAGGCGCAACAGGCAATCGCACCTCATACATTGATTTGGTAGGCGATACTACTTATACAGACTACGGTTTTAGATTTCAAAGAGAGGGAGGAGCGAATGGCGCCTCTATTATTGTGCACCGAGGCACTGGAGACCTTGCCATAAAAGGCACGGAAGCAAATAACATTGTTTTTAGTACAAGTGATACCGAACGCGCCCGCATCGACAGCTCCGGCAGGTTGTTAGTTGGCACGTCCTCAGATTCTGGTGGCGCACTCCTACAGGTAAACGGAGATCGAGTTAGGATTGCCACGGCAAAAACACCTGCATCGGCATCTGATACTGGTACAACCGGAGAGATCTGCTGGGATGCCAATTACATCTACGTTTGCACTGCTACGAACACATGGAAGCGCTCAGCGATCAGCACATGGTGATGACATGCCCCGCGCTGCGTCAGTGCAACATCTGCAAGGAGCACAAACCGCAGACTGATTTCTACAAAGTCAAGCGGGCAAAAAAGGACATTCTTGGTGTGCCTCGTATTTCACGCTGCCGTCAGTGCGAGATACAGAAGTACATGGAGCTGGATCCACGGCAGAAGATGGTTTACGCAGCTCGCAACCGCGCTCGCATCGCCGGACTGGACTGCACCATCACAAAGGACGACATTGAGATTCCCGAAACCTGTCCGGTGTTGGGCATCCCACTGTTCGCTCGTGTTGGCGCTGGCAGATCAAACCGCGATCAAGTGGAGAACTCCCCGAGCCTGGATCGGATCGACAACAGCAAGGGGTATGTGCCCGGCAACATTGCAGTCATCTCGATGCGAGCAAACATGATCAAGAACAACGCCACGCTTGCTGAACTGAAGGCCATCGTGGCCTACATAGAAGCCAGCCAGAGCGAGTAACCCTACTCGTTAAGAGGGCTGGCGAACGTGTAAACAGCTCTTGCAAGTTGAACTATCTGGAATTTCCGGATAGTTGGGCTTGACCCGTGTATTAGTGTGGTGGGGCAGCGAGTTTGCACCTCCTGCCCCTGGCCACAGTTACCTAGAAACCATGACCCAAGAAGAATACCGCTCCGAGATCACGCTGAACGAGCGTGGCAAGGAAGTCATCCGTGTAGACAAAGAAGGCTTTCACTACAAAGGCGAGTTCATCGCTGATGCTGGTGAAGCGCATCGGCTGATGGTTGCGTTTCTGAAGCAAAACACCCACCAGCCCGAAGAAATTGCGTCAGAGGAAAACGAGCGTCGCTTGAAAGCTTGCCTTGAACAGATCCGCAATCTCACCCACTCAGATCTTGTGAAACTGATGGGCGAAGAATGGATTGAAGACTACCGCCGCCAGTTCTCGTAGTCATTACCACTAATCACCCATGACACAAGAACATCCCGTAACCCCACCGCCCGCGCTAATCGAAGGCTGGGTCAGTGACTTTTTCGGCGCACCTCTTACTCCGGGTGAAGGCTCTATTGACTTAGCCACCCGCGCAGCCCAATGGGGCGCCGACCAGGAGCTGGAGGCGTGCTGTGAGTGGATCCCCAAGTGGACACCTTGGGACGCTGATCAACTCCGCGCCCACCGCCGCTCCAAGCCGCCGAGCTTGAAGGAGCAGGCGCTTGCCGCCCTAAACGAGATCGAGGATAGTTACGGCGGACCATCAACTCAAGAAATACTAATTCGCCGCGCCCTTGAACAACTTCCCGAATGACCCGCCAGCACAAAATCGAAATCCGAGAGTTTCTTTATGAACGTCTTTTTGATGAAAGCCTTCGACAGGATCTTGCAAAAATGTGCCGTCTTGCAGGTATCGACGAGTTTGAGGGTATGAACGTTTACGAGCAGGAAGCGGCTCGGATCCGCAAATTGTTCTGTCTCGACGCCCCGTAGTCGCTTCCACTTCTATGTCTGAACTTTCACCTGCTGCGCAGGCTGTATGGAATGCCGCTTACAACACTCCGGAGGACTGCCCATACGAGCACGACCTTGCCGCCGCCCTGCGTGCCGCTGTTGAGCAAGTGTTGCCGGAAGTCGTAAATGCTGTTAAAGATGAGCATGATAATGCTCGTCGTGACCAGTGGGTTCGCATCCGGTGCAGATTCCTAGCCATTGTCGCAGAGCTTGAAGCCCAGTAGTCACCTTCTCTAGGGTGGACAGCCGACCCTTCCCAACTGGCTGCAACCCAACTACTCTGTCATAGTCTGGTTCTTCATCATGGCCACCACCTTCACGTGGGGTATTAACACCCTTGAACGCGAAACCGACGACGGCTTTGTGTTTACCGCTCACTACACCGTCAATGCCTCAGATCAGGCATATTCCTCTGGCGCTTATGGCAGTGTTGGTTTCCAGCGTCCCGACAACCTGATCCCGTACAGCCAACTCGACGAGCCAACTGTGATCAGCTGGGTTCAGGAAGCCCTAGGTGGTGACGAAAAAGTTGCCGAGATCGAAGCTGCACTGCAAGCCCAGATCGACGAGCAGCGCAGCCCTAGCAAGGCTGCAGGTGTGCCCTGGTAAAAGGGTGGCAGGTGGCCGGTCCTCACGCGGTGCCGGCCTCGCCGCAGCCTGCCACTGCGGACCACCTAAACGCCTCAAAAGGGTTTAGGGCTCAAGCTTAGCAGGTAGCTAAGCTAATGGCATGATCGAGCTGATCGCTGCTGTTGCCGGGGCTTCAATCTCCGTTGCCGCGATGGGCGCAATGGGATTTAGCCGCCGCAATGACGAGGCGCGGGATGCGGTCATTCGATTGACCAGCGCAGTCGAGCACATAGCCACTCAGCTAGAAGTGCTGCACACCGACATCAAAGAAGACCGCAAGGAGACATTTACGCGGCTGAATACGGTTGAGCAAAGAGTATCTAAGCTAGAAGCACAGCCGCGGGCGCGTTAACCATGGATCGCTTTGCTGACTATATTGCTTTGGCGGTTGCCATTCACGGCGTTGCCTTGATTGTAGTGAACTTGACTCCTACACCTAAAGACAACGCAGCACTTAGCGCCACAGCTAAGGCAGCAGTCAAGATGTATCGGGCCATTGAGATCCTTGCTGGCGTGATCACTCCGTTTGTCAAGCGATGATCAAGCTAAGCGATCTGTTTAAGTACTACAAACACGGCACGCCGCATCAAATGGCGGCTGTATCTGAATTAGAGGCTGAGCTATTAAAAATTGCGCCTGAAGTTTTCAATAGGGATCAGCCGTGGTACAAGACCTGGCAAGCTGGCGGCAGGCTGCATAATTATGAGCCAGCCATAAGACTCATTAAAGAGTTTGAGGGCGTGCACCTAAGCGCTTATCCAGACCCGCTGCACGGATGGGACGTGGCCACGATTGGCTACGGCACCACGCGCTACCCAGATGGCCGCAAGGTGCAACGCGGCGACAAGATCACCGTGATCGACGCTGACCAGTTGCTAGCGCTTGAGGTTGAGCGCATCGTGGCAAAACTGCGCAATAGCGTGCCGTTTTGGAATGAGATGACAGGCAACAAGCAATGTGCTTTGATCTCCTTCGCCTACAACCTTGGCGCTGGCTTCTACGGCAGCACTGGATTTGAAACAATCAGCAAATGCCTTGTCGGCAAGGATTGGCAGGCAGTGCCAGCGGCGATGGAGTTGTACCGCAACCCAGGCAGTGCCGTAGAGGCAGGTTTGCTGCGTCGTCGCCGCGCAGAAGGCAGGCTATGGGCTGGTGAGCAGCAGCAGGATCCAGCCAAGCTGTCGCCCAATAGTGCATTTACAGCTCGGATTACGCCGCACGTCCAGCTTGGTGAGTTTGCGCTATTTCAAGAAGCACGGCGCTTTGACCATCAATACCAGCTAGACGCGGCAGCAGAGCTAGCAGCATTCCTTGAGCGTGCACGTGTCAAGTTTGGCGGCAAGCCTGTGATTATCACCAGTGGCTATCGCCCGCGCGCCATCAATGCAGCGGTAGGCGGCTCCAGTGGCAGCG